CATGCGGAAAGCCGGCCACGACAAGTTCGACGCCTACCTCAACCACATGACGGACGCGGCGACGCAGGTCCGAACGATCCTCGACTGATCCAATGGCAGGTTCAACGCGGCAGCAACGGCTCTTTGATGAGCTGCTGGCTCGCTATGCGCCGGAGGTGGCCCAGGCCTTCCGTGAGGCGGTCGGCGACCTGATCAGGCGAGCCGATCTTCAACGGGTCATCGCCGCCCTTCAGCAGGGCAACATCGACGCGGCAATCGAGGCGCTGCACCTAGACCCCGCCGCCTTCACCCGGCTCGAAGAGGCAATCCGCTCCGCCTATGTCGCCTCCGGTGACGGCGCGGCCCTGACTATGCCCAAGATCAAGGACGGCCTGGGTCAAGCTGTCGTCATCCGCTTCGATGGCCGCAACTATCGCGCCGAGGCCTGGCTTCGGAGCAACGGGGCCGATCTGGTCACGCGCATCGTCGACGACCAACGCGCCGCCGTCCGCGCCGCGCTCGTTCAGGGCATGGTCAAGGGTCAGAACCCGCGCACCGTGGCCCTGGACATTATCGGCCGCACCAACCGGGCCACGGGGGCGCGGGAGGGCGGCATTATCGGCCTGACCAGCCAGCAGGAGCAATACGCCCGCACGGCCCGCGAGGAGCTTGCGAGCGGCGACCCGGAATTGCTGCGCCACTACCTCACGCGCACCCGCCGCGACAAGCGCTTCGACCGCACCGTCAACAAGTCGATCCGCGACGAGACGCCGGTTCCGGCCGACACGATCAACAAGGCCGCCATCGCCTACAAGCGCCGGCTGCTGCAGCTTCGCGGCGAGACGCTGGGCAAGGTCGAGGCCTTCACCGCAATCGCTGAGGGGAAGAACGAGGCCTACGCCCAAGCCATCCAGGCGGGGAAGATCGACGCCGCCGCAGTCACCAAGACCTGGCGCCACTTCGGCAGCGAGCATCCCCGGATTCAGCATATCGTCATGGCCGGCAAGAGCGTCGGGTTCGCAGAGGACTTCGTTTTGCCAGACGGTACGCGGATGCGCTTCCCCCATGACCCCCGCGCGCCGGTCGGTCATCGCGCAGGCTGTCGCTGTGCCGCAGACTATCGCATTGATTTTCTAGCGAATTTGGACTGATGGCCGGGCCCTTCTCGACGACCGTCAGCGGATGGTGCGCCGAAAAGAAGACCCGGATGACTGCCGTCCGCAGTGAGAGCGTTCAGCGGCTCGTCGAGTTAATGCAGACGCCCGTCGAGGCCGGCGGAAACATGCCGGTGGACACGGGCTTCCTGCGCGCGTCCTTGGTCGCTGAGATCGGCCTTGGGTCGTTCACCGCCAAGCCCAAACCAACGGGTGACGGCGTCTATTCCTATGAGCCCGCCCCGATCAACCTCGTCATCGCCGGGGCCGGGGTGAGCGAGCCCATCACGGTCGCCTACACCGCCGCCTATGCCCGCATCGCCAACTATGGCGGCGAGAACCGGGCAGCGCGGCAGTTCGCGGGCCTAGCCGTCCAGCGCTGGCCTCAAATCGTCACCGAAGTCGCGGCCGAAGCAGAACGGAGGAACCGGAAATGATCACCGGCAAGCCCGCCCTGATCTACGACGCGCTTATGACCCGCGTAGGCACGCTCGTCACCGGCTCGCCGACGCTTTCGGTCTCGTATCCCGAGCCGGTCACGACCTTCGTTCCGCCGGCGGACGGCAAATACATTGAGGTCATCGACTTCACCAACCAGCCTGCCTGGGAAGGCCTCGCATCTGGCGTGGTCGATCAAGGCATCCTGCAGTTGACCGTCATCTGGCCCAAGAACTCCGGCCTTGTCGGACCCAAGCAGATCGCCGCCTCGATCGCGGCGCACTTTTCCAAGGGTACACGGATGGTTTCCGGTTCGGCCTGCGTGAAGGTCACACGCGAGCCGTCAGCCGCGAGCCCGATTGTTGAGGCCGACAAGGTCCGCATCCCCATCACGATCTTCTGGACCGCCTAGCGCAGCCCTGAACCGCCTCCCGGCCGGCCCCGCCGCCTGGATCGCCTTGAGCCGAGATAGGCACGGCTTCTCTCATCCATTGAAAGGGGCTCAACGTGAGCATCAATACCTCCGCCGGCACCACGATCGGCATCTGCGTGACGCCGACGACCGCCAACACCACGACGGATCTGGCCGCTCTCACCTTCGTGACCATCGGCAAGATCGAGAGCTTGGGCGAGATCGGCCCGCAGTCGCAGGACGTCACTTTCACGCCCCTCGCCGGCGACACCGTGCAGCACCTGAAGGGCGCGACCGACAACGGCGCAATCACCGTGGTTTGCGCTAAAGACCCGCTGGACGCCGGCCAAATCGCCATGCTGACCGCAGCCGCGACGAACTTCGAGTACGCCATGAAGATCGTCGAAAATGACGGCGCGGACGCCAACGATACCGACACCACCACCTATGCGCGCGGCCCGGTGATGGGCGGCCGCAAGACCATCGGCGGCTCCAACGACATCACCAAGCGCACCTTCATGGTGGGCCTGAACCAGTACCTCGAAGTGCCTTCGGTGGTCGTTCCTTAAGCGGCCCTAGACCCCAAGAAGCTCTCCCTCCAACTTTATGGCAGGTCGCGCCTGCCACTTTTTAGGATCTGCCCACATGACCAAGATTTACAACCCCGACGAAGGCTTCAGCCTGGAACTGTTCGGCATCGACGCCGCGCCGCTCTACAACGACGACAATTCGCCGATGACCGTCACGGTTCTGGGCGCCGACTCGGACACCGCCGTGACGGCTCGCAACCGAACCACGAACCTGCGACTTCAGCAGGGCGGCCGGGGCGTCAAGCTGACGGCCGAGGGTCTGGAGTCGGAAGGCGCTGCCTATCTGGCCAAGCTCACGGTCGGGTGGAACATCACCCCATCCAAGCTGGTCCCAGGCGTCGACGCCGGCCTGGGTGAGGGCTCTGTCGCCTTCAGCGCAGCCGCCGCGACCGCGATCTACCGCAACGCCAAACTGGCCGTGATCAAGAAGCAGATCGACGACGCTATCGAAGAGCGCGCCAATTTTTTGCGGGCCTCGAAGACGACCTGATCGCGTTTGCACAGGCAGCGGCCAAGCAAGAGCCGCTGCCTGACCTGCCTGTTGAGGTCCAATATCTCTGGTCCGCCTTCAACAAGATGGCCAGGCGGCGCACGTCGGGCGCGTCAGTCAATCCGATCACCTATGCCGACATCGAGGCGTTCGAGCGCAAGACACTCAACAGCTTCTCGGCATGGGAAACGGACCTGATCGTCAGGCTCGACGACGCCATTCTCGACGCGATCAAGCCCCCCGCGAGCGACACGGAAGCCCAATCCGAGGCCGACGTGAACGACCCCCAAGCCGTGCGGAGCCTGCTCTCAGGCATCCGCGACCGAACGGCGGCGGGGAAGGGGCAGGCGACAAACGGCCGGACTCGGGGTTAGGGTCCGGCCTAGTTTGTGATGGGGGCTCTAGTGGACCGAACCACGAAATTGATGACGGTAGGCGCCCTAGCGATTTGGGGCGTGTTTGCGGTCCTGGTCGGGCCAAGGTACCTCAAAGACCGTGCTGTGGCGGCCGAAGAGAGCAAGCGATCTGCAGAGAAGGCAGACGTGATCGCCGAAGCTCAGACTTGGGTAAGGGTCCGCCTGAAAGACCCGTACAGCGCCGTCTTCACCGACGTTAGGATCATAGGTCAGTTTCCTGAGCAACGAGTGTGTGGCCAGGTAAACGCCAAAAACAGCTTCGGAGCCTACCAAGGCGCAGAGCGGTTCACAGCGATGACCGGCTGGGCCTATCTGGGCGACCCAGACCGAGAACATGGCCGACCAACTTGAGCACGGCACCCGCGCGAGGGGTGTCACGCACGGGAGGCGAAAGCTGTCGCCCGAGCAAGTCAAGGCAATCCGCGCCGAAGCTGGACGGGCGCGGCACAAAGACATCGCCGCCAAGTTCGGCGTCGAACGAAGAACGGTCGGAAAGATCATCAGCGGCGAGCGCTGGCGGCACCTTTAGCCACCAGATCCACAACTAAACCAAGGCCTGACCGGGAAACCGGCGGGCCTTTTTCTATTGAGGTCAGCGATGTCCGAAGCGGTCCTCGATATCCAATTCACGTCCACCGGCGCCGACGCCGCGATTAACAAGCTGGACGCCGTGGCCGACAAGGCCAACAAGGCCGAAACGGCAACCGATCAACTCAGCGCGGGCAACCGCCGCGCCGGCGGGGCGATTGCGTCCATGGTCGCCGCGATCGAGAAGCAGCTCGGCGTTCTCATTGAACTGCAGCGAGCCCAAGGCGCGGCGGCCGGCGCGACCGGGCAACTAGCCGCTGCGACGCTCGCGGCCCGCGCCGCCACCCAGGCTCAGACCGAGGCGGTCAAGGCCCAAGCGGCGGCGAATAATGCCTACTCGGTCGGCTTGACGGACATGAACGCGCATGTCCTCGCCTACCTTGAGCACCAGAAGAAACTCGGCCCGGCCAATGATAATGCCGTCAAGTCGACCAAGGCGCTGCAGCAGGCCACTCTCGGGATGAGCCGGCAATTCACCGACATTGGGGTGCAGCTTGCGGGCGGACAAAACCCATTCCTAATTCTCGCACAGCAATTGCCGCAGATCGCCGACGGGTTCGCTGTGGCTTCAATGCAGGGGTTGAGCTTTAAGGCGGTGATAAAGGGCATGCTCGCGGAAGCGTTGGGCCTGGTCGTCGCGTTTGGTCCATGGATTGCAGGTCTAGCTGCTATCGGCGCGGGCATCTGGTACGTGGTCAATGCCCAGAAGGAGCAAGCAAAGGCGATCGATGACACGACCAAGCGCCTTGATGCTCAACACAAGGCTTTGGGTCAAATCTCGCCGCTGCTGTCGCAGGCCAAGAATGACGCCGACATGGCGGCTGACGGCCAACGTAACTTCGACGAGTGGATCCGCAAGACCAACGTGTCCATTGAGGAGCAAATCCGACTGCTTCGGGTCAAGACGCTAGCGCAGACGAACGACGCGGCCCTCAAGGCGACGGACGAGCTGCGAAAGGCGCAAGCCGAATTTGATCGGGTCAACAAAGCTGGCCCTCGGTCCGGGTTTTCGACCGGCGTTGGTGGCTTCTCCACGATCTCGGCCGCCACCGCCATCAACAAGGAAAGCGAACTTTACAAGAAGGCCGCTGCGAACCTCAAGAAGGCGCAGGAGGACGCCGATGCGGTCCAGAAGCGCCTGGCGCAGCAGGGCCAAGCGCCCAACGTCGCTTTTGGCGCGCAGACTCAAGCCGCATCGCGCGCCACCGCAGCCACTCGGTCGCATACAAAAGCGGTCGAGGAAGAGATCAAGCAAATCGGTCTGCGAACCGACACGATACAAGCCGATGGCGAGACGTGGTCAGAGCACGCCGCCGTGGTGCACTACTCGGAACTGAAGACCCGCGACCTTGCCGCCGCGCAGCAAACGCTGAACACCATCTATGACGCCATGGGCAATGGTCCGGCGACGGCCCTCGAAAACATGATCACCGCGCTTGAGCAGGCCCGCAGCCAATCCGACGCCGTCGCCCGCTCGGTTGACGACATCTTCTATTCGATCCGGGGCAACGATTGGGCGGGGGCGTTTGCCGGCCTGTTGGGGGCCATAAGTCAGGTCACTAAGGCCTTCGCGGCGGC